AACATCTTGGAAAGGTCTATTTTGATCCAACGGACCCTTGGAGGGGGGGAAGATTTAAGGGTGTTCTCTTCACAGAGGAGCTGGCCGCTGGAATGGAAAAGTACGCCCGTGATATGAAGATAGCGGGCCTTGAAGCGGGATTCCCCAAATTTTTCCAGACTTTAAACTCCAAAATCCGGTTCTTACAAACGGGATTTGATGTGGCGGCTCCGTTTATTCAGGGGGCAATGCCTCTGGCGGCAAACTCAAGGCAATGGGCCAAGGCAACAAATATGAGTTTCCGGGCGCTTAAGGACCCTATTTTGGTCCAGAAGACCATGGTTGATCGTGGCCCTGTCATGGCAGAGATGGGGCGGTCTGGATCGGCACCGTTTCTTGCAAGCGAATTTGTCGAGGCATCATTATCTGGAGTACTGGCGAAAATGCCCTTTGCACAGCGAGTTGCCGCCATGTTTAACATGTTTATGGATCAGGTCAGGGTTCTCCAGTATCAGTCATATCGATCCACCATTGCTCTCCGGCACGGAGTGGAGATTCGTGATATCAACTCCGCAATTCCTCTGGATGTTCTTGACGCGAAACCCGGTCTTAGGAGAGATCTCCATGAGATGGCCAAGGCCGTTGACAATCTGACTGGCGTCAGCTCGGCACGGCAGCTTGGCGTGACGGAAACCCGGCAGTCCATAGAAAGAGGCCATTTGTGGTACGCCTCGAACTACCGTCGCGGTATTGGAGCGAGTCTCATGGACACCTTTCAGGGTGGGGTTCGTGGTGAAATTGCACGAGATGCACATGTGCGCGGATTGGCTGCCTCGCTTATCTTTTTAGGTGCAACATCCATGGTTCTCGGTGGAGTATTTGACTCCAAGGCAAACAAGGCTCGTGCCCCCATTATTGGGGACGGCTCTATTTTTGATCCGAGTGATTCCCGTTTTATGTCCATCCGCGCCTGGGGGCGAGAGATTGGACTTGGCGGAGGATTTGTTTCAATGTACAGACTTCTCGGCAACATCTATGCCGGGTTCGTGACCAACGAAGGATTTGAAGGGAAGGCGAAAGGAGTTTCTCAAGCAGTGCAGCGCTTTGCGCGAAGCAATACGGCTCCCACAACGTCAGCAATCGCTGCTCTTTTAATGAATTCGGACTGGAAAGGTGACGAGGTACGGACATGGCCGGGCATCGCAACACTGATCGCAGAGAGAACCATGATGTTCTGGGCGTCTCCTGTTATCACAGAAGGTGTGATTGAGGGAAAGCCTCTTGGTGGAATCGCAACAGGGGGAGTGGCTTCATCTTTGGGAATGCGTGAGCATGGTGTCAGCCCACGAGACATGATGGCCACAGATATGTTTGGAGAGCAATTTCGTGACCTTCCAGAACCGTGGATGAAAGATATGGTTCTGGCGGCAGTGAACGAGCAAGATTCATATCGAGAGACGGTATGGACGCAGTCACGAAAGGACCAATTTAATGAGTATCTGGATTTGTCCAAGCAGAGTGGTTTAAGCGAGAATGATGTTGTGAACGCATACTATAAAATCCAAAATGAATGGTACGGATATCGGAAGAGGGAACAAGAAAATGAACCATTTTTGGAAACAAGGGTTCAAACAGAGAATGAAAAGGCCCTCGACTCTATTTATGAAGTGTATGCATTAAGGGAGAGTCGTTCTGTGGCAGATGCGAAAATCGCAGAACTGGAGGCCGAGATGACCTCGGATCAAAGGGAGTATGTTGAGAGAAACCTCAACAGGCAAAGTCTCCCACAGCGCCTGTATTTGCGACTTGGAACCAGCATGACGGTGAATATAGATAAAGCCATAGAAGCACGGGCGAAATATCTTGCGGAGATTGGCCGAAGGGATCTCATAGACCCCATGCGGAAGGCATCTATCGTAGAGGGAGAACCCGACCGAGTTCTTGACGACTTACAGAAAGTTCAGGACAGCGGCTACGACGGCCTCGCAACGGATAAAGCCATTGCGAAATATATCAAGAGGCGGATGGCCCCACGTTTTTCTGCGTATATTGATGCCTATAGTGAGGCAGATCGGGGCAAGAGGGGCAACATGACGGTACGATCCGAATATAAGGATGTCTACAAAAAGATTGCCCATTGGTGGGCCCATGCCGAGAGCAACCTCGCAGATCGCCAACTGAAACATATTGATGACTTACGGGAAGACGGGAAATACTGGGATTTGGAATTCATTCTCTACCACTACAATAGACACCCAAACGAGAAGCTCCGTAAGAACGATACTAAATTCCAGACAAAATACGAGGAGTGGCGCGGTACTCGTGAACCTTACGGGGTCGGATAACAAAATATTTACAGATGTAGTACTATGAAGGAAGTAGTTACCATATGTGGTATGTAGTTTGGAGGCCAAGGAAATGACAACAAACGAGAATGCACCAGAGGTGACGCCTGAAGCCCCTCCCGCAGTAGGTGGGGAAACGACAGGGATAACAGACCTGACATCAAGCGATCAACTGGGCATTGAGTCTGGATCAGATACGGCAACGCCGGAAGCGCCCGAAGCTCCTGAAGTAACAACGGCGCCTGCTGAACCAGATACACCGTTACCAGGAAGTGAAACGAGCGCACAACCTGCGCCACAGGAAGTAAACACAGAGCCATCTCCACCACCGCAACCGCAGCCGCAGCTAACCCAACAGCAAGTCCAAGAGTTAGAACAGCGGCGGCAGCAGCAGGCCCAAATGGAGTTTGAACAGAACCTCGGAAAAAATGCTGCTGGTTTTGAAAAGCAGTTGACCGAGAGTGGTTATATGCCAGAACACGCACGGGCAGAGGCACGGAGATACGTGCAGAACCAGTTGCAACTGGCAGAACAAGACCAGAAAGCTGTTCAGCTTTTAGGGTACGTTGAAGGAAGGCAGGAGGCTGCATTACATTTTATGCAGCAGAATGACCTTATTTCAAAGGAAGTTGTCGATACATATCGACAACTTGTTTCAACATCCAATCCGGATGAGATGAAACAATCTGCTGAAAGAATGAAAAAAGATCGCACAACCGAAGCAGAACTCACCCGCCTGAGACAAGGGCAGGTTCCCGCACAGACTTTTGACAACAGTCAGGGCTCTGCGGAAGCGTCCACTTCAGATGACCGCCTTTTGGCCGCATACAACAATGGAGATCGGTCACCGGCGGCAACAGAAGCGGCGCGGAGAATGACGTTCGGAAGTTAAAGGAGTAAAAGAATGGCTCAGACAGCCACGACGGGAAATTTAGAGAACGCACAAAAGATTATCATCGCGAGTTCTCGTTACACGGAGGAGCATAACGCTCCAGCAATGGCGCTCATTGAGCAGTTTAACTTGCCGAGTGGCAGTAAACAGGTGACCGTTCCCAAGGTCAGCCAGATGTCTGTGAACGACCTCGTAGACGGCGTAGATATCGTTGATGAAGAAGATATCGGAATGACGACGGTTGATCTCACCGCATCTGAGGTGGGGGCAAAAATCATTCTCACGGACAAGCTCGTCCGGCAGAGCGCGGAGAACGTGTTCTCCATGATTGGTCGCCAGCTTGGTGATGGAATGGCCCGGAAGAAGGACACAGATGTGATCGCTCTCTGGCCAAACCTTAATGGCGGAACTGTCCTCGGTGATGATGGACGCAGCATGACCGTGGCGAACACACATGCCGTCATCAGCAACGCAAAAGCAGGGAAGTTCGGAAACCAACTCTACCTCATCCACCATCCCAATGCTGTTGCAGAACTATCCAAGGCATCAGCAACTGTCGCTGCAAGCGCAGAGCTGAGTTCCGGATGGAGTACGGATTTGTTGAAGAACTTCTACAGCGGATTACGACCCATCAACAATGTTCCAATCTTTGAGGATGGAAACATTGCGAAGGTATCCGGCGTTGACTCAGGATATGGTGTCATTGCAGACAAGACAGCATTGGCCGTCTTGAAGAGCGTCGATAACCGCACAGAGCGCCAGAGGGATGCGTCTCTCCGGGCAACTGAGGTTGTTTTAACAGCAGACTATGGTGTCTTTGAATTAGATGACACCCGCGGTGCAGCAGTTCAGTTTGAGATTGCTGACCTTGCAACGTCATAATTGAGGAGTAACAGATGGCAGGGATAACGGAGCGGAATCAACAGAAGCTGGACCTGGCCAACGTCGGGTATTCAATGAAATACATTGACGAGTGGCAGCCGAAGACAACATTGCATCGCCATAAGCCGAGTTACAATGCGGAAGGCGACATTGTTGCAGAGGTCGGAACAACAGTTGGTAATGTTCCCGGAGCCCCTGATTATGTGTTAAGCAAGGCACGGATCGGTTTGTTCCAGTGGCCTCCCAGCGATGGGTGTGTCTGTCCTTGGTGCCAGGAATCTTCCAAGGCTCCCAAGGTAGAAAAACAAGAAACTGGTGGGGAAGAGAAGAATACTTCCCCATCAAAACTGGGCCCACATTACAAAGGTTGAAGAGCTAGGTGTATCGATTGGCCGAGCCTAGCGAAAGATAAAAGTATCGGTTGATCGCGGGGCATGAGAACCCGTAAGAAAGGACGAATTGATGGCATTCCCAGGAAGTGTACAGGGATCTCCCGGTTTTGATAAAGAGATGACATCAGGGAAAAAGCATCGGCTTGGTACGCGAATGCAATTTCCAGATGGCCGAGTGTTTTACTATGGTAAATCAGGTGAGGCAATCACAGCAGGTAAAGTTGCTATGATGAAGACACCGAATGCAGACCATATTACAGACTTGGCAGTTGCTGCTGCTGCCGCCCAAGGCGCACAGCAATTAACGATTACCAATGGCGGTACCACTGCTGTGACTGGTTCTGGCAAATACACGGGTGACTTCACGACAGAAGGCGACTTAGTT